ACCAAGAGCGTGCATATTTGACTGAAAATCCTGTTTTTGATATGTTGTCTTCTAATCCAGATAAAACTGCAAAACTCATTAAAGAAAAATTGGAAGCAGCCGATATCCGCGACGTAAGTATTGAAAAGAAGCCATCCGTTTCCGAATACTTGTCGACACACTATGAAATAAAAATCGGCAGTCAACCAGTTGTATATCTTTTTAGACCCCTTGCGTGTCATAGTTATAATACGATTAAAGTTGAAGATAAAATATACCGCATCGCAACGATTGACACGATGCTAAGTTTTTATTTATTATTTTTATATATTGAACGCCCCTATTTCAATCCCAAACGAATTTTATGTATGTGCGAGTATCTCTTCAAAATCCAGCAAAAAAATCGCGTAAAATTGCGTGGAATATTGCGGCGATTTAGCGTAACCTGCTATGGAAAACAAAAAACAATCGAAGATATTCGCAACGAAAAAGCGGAGCAATTCAAACATCTTAAAAATAAACGCAAAACTCGCGAATTCGATAAATGGTTTCTACGATATAATCCTGAAAACAATCAGGCAAATAAGCCTTTTATTGAAAAAAATAAACCGAAAAAGACGAATGAAGATATTATCAATGAAGCAAAGCTGGCATTTGAAGCGAAAGCGATCGCATCAAATGCGATTATTAATCAAATAGAGAAGATTCAAAACAAATCACAATCAGTTTCTAAGCATAACAATAAGAACCAAACGAAAAAAACTTCGAAAAAGAATGCGAACAAACAGGCGAAGATTTATATGCAAACTATACCTGTTATGGTGGAACCTAATATCCAGTCGCGTTCGCATAATAAAACACTACGACGCAAAGCACATCCAGAAACGAGGACAAGTATAAACCAGGAAAAAGTAGATAAAAATATAACCGCTAAAGAAATCGATAATATATTATATGTAAAAGACATAATTACTCCTTCACTATTGTCAACGCAAAGTTATAGCACTCCAAATAGCAAAAATGTTGTTCTTCTAGAATAATACAAAATGAACAGATATAAAATAATTGTCATAGGATATATAAATAACCAATATACATAATAGACAATCATGACAACTCTATCATTAGACACTTGCAATCTCGACGATAGTTTAGTATGGTGTGGACATTATAAATCCAGGTGTAAAATAATTGCAAAATGTTGTGGACAAGAATTTGGATGCAGATTTTGCCATGACACTCAAGTCGATTCTCATATAATGAATCGTTACGATGTAGAAGAAGTAGTTTGTAATCAATGTCAAATGCGACAACCGATATTTAACTCATGCCAAAATGAAAAATGTGAAAACAAAGACATTCCATTTGCAAAATACTATTGTGATATATGCCATATCTATTCCGATAGTCATATAACTGAAATATACCACTGCGACAAGTGTAAAATATGTCGCATGTGCAGTTTAGGGAATACAAAAGATGATTATTTCCATTGTGACAAATGTGGTGGTTGTATAGTTAACAACTTAAAAGATACACACAAATGTCTAGTGGATGCATTAAAGAGCGATTGTTGCATATGTTTAGAAAGTATATTTTTATCAAAGGACCCTATAAGATTACTACCATGTGGACACGTGATTCATGGAAAATGTTTAGAAGATTTATTGAAAAGTAATAGAATATCGTGCCCTTTGTGTAGAAAGTCAATGGTAGATGGGGAAGCATTGCAGATTCTAACGAGAAGAATCGATGAAACTATTGAATTAAATCCAATTCAAGCAAGTGTATTAACAAAAATAAAATGTAATGATTGTGCATTTAACGATAAAGTAATATATCACCCAATGGGATTAAAATGCGGCGGGTGCGGAGGATATAACACTATAAGAGATAGGGATAACGAGACCTAAAATATAATAGTAAACAATTTATAATAATTTATTTATATAATATATACTATATTCTATACGCAACAATGAAATATATTTCAATACCATTATTTATAGTAAGTTTTTTAATAGGAATGGTATATATTTACTTATCAAATCCACCTACTAGAAATATAACTATTTACCCTACGATAGATAACGTTGGAAAATTCCAATATAAAGACCGCGCAGATAATTGTTTTGCATTTATACCCAACGAAAAGGAATGTCCATTTATGTCAAACTCTATTAAAAAAATACCAATCCAGGTTTAATTATTATAATTATACTATTTTACTATTATACTATTATACGATAGTTATATTATACAATAGTTATATTATACAATAGTTATATATAATTTATAATTATATTATATATAACAACAACAACAAAATAATAATAACTATAACAAAACAGAAAAGCAATGAATATTAAAAGATGGTTGCATTCGGATACAAGTAAGTATATCATTTCGGTTATTTTAGGATTAGGACTTTCAACACTATTTAGAAAAGAATGTATAGGTGATAAATGTTTACAATTTTTAGCACCCCCATTAACCGAATTAGAACAAGAGACATACATGTATGGTAAAAAATGTTACACTTATAATAGTTCATCAGAAAGCTGCGAGGATGGAAAAAAGAAAGTAAGTTTTGCGTAGTAAATAAAATCTATCAATCTTTATAGAATATATTAAGAAAATGGGTGATACGACAAGCATTGACGACCTTCCTACAGATCCAAGTTCTGGAAATATGAACAATAATGTTGTTTTACAAAAAATGGAGTTAAGTAGCGGAGCAGGGGGTGGTCCAGGCATACAGGGACAAGGGCAGCAGGGACCAGTTCAAGGACAAGTATATAATCCAATTATTGCCGGTTTAGGTGGCAGCGGAGGCGGACCTGTGCAGTCTCAAATGCCACACGCCCCTAATATAATGAACGAGATGATTTCAGGGTTACAAAGAGCAAGCGCATCGGGTATGACAAATCTACCATCCAGGGATATACCGACGACTACTTCAAATATGATGAATGATGCACAAATAAAACCCAACTTTATTCCTAATCCGCAAGCACAAGTGCATCAACAAATAAATCAGTATGGTCCACGCCCTGTGCCATCAAATAATTATATTGAAGAACATGAACAAGACATGACGAGCGAAGAAAAATATAGAAAATCACAGAGTGACAACTCGAATGCTGAAAATATATATAAACTTATGCAAATACCGGTTATAGTAGGTATATTATACTTTGCATTTCAGTTACCTGTAACAAGAACATATGTTTTAAAATTTATCCCATCTGTTTTCAATAGTGACGGGAACTATAATATTAGTGGTCTTATTTTTATGAGTTCATTATTTGCGGCATCATTTTTTGGATTATCAAAAGTTCTTGAGATGTCAGAGTCATGGTAGTGGCATTAGCGACGAGATGAGAAAGAAGAGAAACGAGAGAAATAAATCAATAATCATATATTCATATAATCATATATTCATATAATCATATATTCATATAAACTTATATAATTACGCTTTTTTCATCCATAAAATTGACGAATTTTATATGATATAATATAATATTATATCATATCAAAAACAGAAGACACAAAATAAAAAATGGAAAATATTTCAGATCCTCTTATACCTCCATCCCTATCCATCTATTACGGATGGTATTCGGAAGCAGTCCAATGTCTTCGTATATGCAACCCAACGGAACACCCATACAAATGTAAAGGCATCGCGTTAACATCTCCGCCGTATACATACTGGAAACAAGGCGACAAATTGGTTTTAGTAACCGAGATAACGAATAATGCATTTCCTACACCACGACAAGTGAAAAATGGTGATATATTTTTGGGACCTGTTGACTCATACCACGGGCGTTCATATCGGCGCTTATCGGATAAAGACACTATGCTTGTGTCCGCATCCGCATCAGCATCCGCATCTACTTGGTAAATGAAATAACCTGTGGACGCTCAATATTTATTTCAGATTTTTTTATAGTACTAATTTGTTGTATTAGAAGATATTGATTCGTATTTTCATCGAATTCAACACCACTATATACATATGTTGTATTCCGGATTTTTTCAGCAATAGGAACTATATAGTTCAAGTATATTTCAATCGCGGGTTTCACAACTTCAATATGTCCTGTTTCCATATACTCTTTCATAATCGCTTTGAATTGTTCAACATAGGTATAAAGTTCGGAGTTTAACACTTTTAATTTTTCTATTTTTTCTGGACTATTTGTATTGTCAATATAGATATTATACATTTTCTCATATTTTGCAAGCTCAGTTTCCAATTCTTTTTTCGATTCGTCAAATTTTTGTCTAAGTTGGTCATCGGAGATATACCTAAATAACAAATCTAGCTTGAATTTTATAATATTTTCCTTGATATTTTCTATTTTTTTATAGGATTGAGTTATTAGTTTTTCTATATTTCCCTTCTTGCCTCTTGCAATTTCAATATTTAAACCACAAGGTTGCGATTTACTTCCACAAACCGCTTTTAAAATACGATTTTCATTTGTAAAAATAGTTCCTCCTGCGGCTTTACAAACAACACATTTCCTTTTTTGAGACAACTCGGCAATCTTTGCTTTCTTTTTTGAATACGGAATTGTATTATCTGAAATAATTGCATGTTTTTTACTATCATATGTTTTATCATATTGATCTTTTAGTTTATAATATTCTTGTAGTGCATTATCAATAGAAATATGTGATTGTGACATGTTATCGTTATTTACTATTCTATATTTACTATTCTATATTTATATTATATATAATAATAAATACTATTATTGTATTTATTATCGTATTTATATGCGTCTCTCTATCTCTACATCTCTCTACAAACTACTTATAAGGATTCACAATAACATCAGCCGACTGGACATCCCATATCGGTAAATCTGTAATTAAATTAGCTCCCATCTTTTTATTCTTTTCAATGTTAACATTTAGTGCATTTAGTCTCACTAAAACATCTTGTTTTTCTTCTTGGAATCTTCTTTCTTTTTCTTCTGGTGTGAGTTTTCCACGATACTTATAATACAAAAACCCACCTATTATTAAAACAAACACCAAAAATAAGACAACATTGAATACAAGATTACTAAACATATATTTTTGTTGGTTACAATGTTTTAATACTTTGTTTATAAAAAATTTCACTCCTGGTTCTGTAAGACTTGGTTTTTCCATAGTAAACCAGTAATTAAAATAACTATTACATTATAATAGTATTTTTATAAATTAATTTATACATATTATACATAGTAAATATACATAATAAGTATACTTTTTAACATTTTATAACATTTTATAACATTTTATAATATTCGAATTATATAACTATGTCTTCACCTAAATCATCAACAACGGCGTCAACAACAACAGCGTCAACAACGGCGGCGTCAACGACAAAGCTCCCCCCAGCGCCTGCACCCATAGAACCAGAGTTGCAATCCCCAAGCACATTCCCAACTACAAATACTTCAACTGCTCCACCAGATCCATCCACTTCAATTTTTGCATTCTTTATTATAACGCTGATATTTACGATTATCAAATATAGTATACCTGATACCATGTTAACCCTAATTAATATTATATATATCGGCACACTTCTCGCAGTCCAAATAACAATAAATTCTTCTTTAGCAAAAACGATATGCAATAATCCGCAGTCAACATCATCGGGTGTTGTAGCAACTATTTTTCCAATGCTTTTCATTTTTGGTCTTTTACAATTATTGCTTACCATTTTTCCGGGATGGCTTGAACCATTCTCAAATACATTTGGGTATGCAGTTGCTAAAATAGGTGGCGCAGAAAGTGTAGTCAGAGAAGTATTGAAAGGAAATGCATCAGGATCGGGGGATATATCAAAAGCAATATCAAATATATACAACGATCCATCGATTTTTTTGAACCAATTTAACTATAATGATGAAGAAGATTTTAAAACAAAATGGAACAAAAGTCAGGATTTATTTATACCCAGAGCCGTTGCTACAACATCAACAGAATATATAAATTTCAGAAATATGGTAAAATTAAAAGACCTTGTTTCCCAGTTTGTATGGTATATGCTCGCTGGTATTTTGGTAACTTCACGCAGTTATAACTATATTATCAACCAACCATGCGCTTTAAGTCCCGATGTTGCAGAGAAAATAGCTGCAGACTATGCTAAAAATAATAAAAGTGATACCGATAAAAATACAACACCTAGTGGATTTATGTATGATGCAGCGAACTAATACGTTGGCGAACTTTTGTAGTCGTAAATATACATGACTACTACATATACAATTATAGCCAGAACGATTGAAAATAGCCATATCGGTAGAACAGATTTATTTTTATATCCGATACCAAACCTGCGAAAACTTAAGTCTCGGTTATATATAATCGACGGACGGAATGCATTCACGATTCCAAATAAAATAATAAAAATAAATATTGCTACAAAAATCATATTTTCTTTTGAAATAAAGCTTTGAAACATTTTGTATTAAGCGACTGGCAACTATATCTTATATATCACAAGTAAAATATTTGAAGAACAAACGACAAATATTTTACTTATATTGTTACATTACACTTTTATCTAAAGTAACTTCACGTCCAATATTTTTTATTATTTTTTTCTCATTTTTTTCAAAATCTTCTACAGGTTCACATATATTTCGCATCATAGTAAGATACTCTATTTGTGTTGATTCGCTATCAAACCAATCAGGATTCTTTTCGACCCATAAATATAATGAGTTACGTTCCTTATTTGCTACTTTTACAATCGTATTTTTTATTTTACTATGGTTATCGTCTTTTTCCCATTTTTCCTTATCTTTGATATAAATTATGTCTCTCTTTGCATCAGTACAATGAATAGGACGTTTATGAATATCTAACTCTTTTAATCCTTTTATCATAAGGTTACTTATACCTTGAACCATACCATTTTTATTTGAAAAGTCTAGATCATCTAGTGTTATTTTAAGAGACTCAATAAAGTCACTAATATTGAGAGCATCTTTGCACTTTTCATTTAAGAAGACATTCAAATTAAAATTTGTATTGTTATTTGTAATATTATTCGTAGTGCCTATTTTCGGAACTATCTCGTTTATTGTCTTAACTAATTCACTATTCTGTTTTATCAAATCTTTAACAAGTTCCTTTAATTCTTTGTCTGATTTACTATCAATCTGTTCATGCATTTGTTTATATATTTCTGTTTCTTTAATTTCTAAAACAGGTGTAGTGTCCGCTGATGTATCGATTGTAATACATGTTTTCTTATGCTTTGCTAGACTAGAACTATGGTTATATTTATTACCACAAATGCAAACAAAACTTTTTGATACATCTTTTGGCATTTTTTTGCTAGTCTCGGCTAGTCTTTTATGCTTGATGGTGTCAACGTGTTTTTTATAGTTTGATTCTTTACAGCATTTAAAGTCACATAATTCACAGACAAAATTATGGCATTTTTCGGCATTTTTTTGGTTAGTCATTTCTATATATATAGACTAGCAAAAAAATGCCTAAATCCTTTTCATAAATATTGTAAAAATGTCTAAAAAGTTATCGTAACAAATTTTCAAACTCAAAAAACCAAATGAGAGCATTATGGTCTGAGTGAGGTTTTTAACTTTTTTTCAAAAGTCCAAGGTCGTTTTTGAAAAATGGACATTTATAAATGTCCATTTTTCATTTTTCAGTTTTAGATTTGAATTTTCTTTCAAACATATACATTCCAAAAAACCAACTAACTATTTTTGTCTATTATTATTTCTTTTTCAATATGTTTTATAATTTTACGTTCGTAGTTCTCATAATTTTCAATCGGTTCACAAATAGAACGCACCATAGTTAGGTACTCGATTTGTTTTTGTTCTGTTTCTATCCAATCGGGATTATCTATCGCCCATTGTTGTAATGCAGAACGTTCTTTGTCCGCGATTTTCACAATTGTATTTTTCATTTTATCATGGTTGTCGTCTTTGTGCCACTTATCTTCATCTTTGATATACATAACGTCGCGCTTAATATCAGTACAATGAATTGGGCGCTTATACACATCTAACTCTTTAAGACCCTTTATCATAACATCTGTTATACCCTTGGAAATTCCGTTCTTCTTTGAAAAAAGTAAATCATCAAGGGTTATTTTTAATGAGTCAATAAAGTCATTTATATTGAGAGCATCTTTGCATTTCTCATTTAGAAAAACATTAAGGTTGAAGTTATTTGTTGTATTATTAGTATTTGTTATATTTGTATTATTAGTTATATTACCTACTTTTGGTATAATAGTAATTATTTGTTCTTGTTGTTTTTTTATTTGTTCTTGTTGTTCTTTTATTATTTTCATCATTTCCTTATTATCAGTTATCAATTCAACGAACATATGTTTTGTTATAATATTTTTACTATCAGAACATAAAATATAATCATTTTGTATAATTTTATCATAATTATTTTCAATATTATTTTCAATATTATTATCATAATTGGTGTCATTATTTTCACTATCTTTTTTTAAACTATTTAAAACTATACAGGTTCGCTTATGCTTTGCTAGACTCGAACTATGAAGATATATGTTACCACATATGCAGTTAAAATGTTTATTTTTTATTAATGGCGTTTTTTTGCTAGTCTCTGCTAGTCTTTTATGTTTTATGGTGTCAGTATGTCTATCATAATCACTTTGTTTATAGCATTTAAAGTCACATTTTTCACATATAAAAAATGGCGTTTTTTCGGCGTTTTTTCTACTAGTCATTCTATATATATTAGACTAGCAAAAAAAACGCCTAAATCCTTTTCATAAATATTGTAAAAAAATAAAAAAAGTTATCGTAACAAATTTTTTAACTTAAAAAACCAAATGAGACCATTATGGTCTGAGTGAGGTTTTTAACTTTTTTTCAAATCTAGAAATGAAAATCCGAAAATGGACATTTATAAATGTCCAATTTCAAAAATCTCAAAATACTTTTGAAAAAACATTACATCATTCATTTCACAACTATTGCGTTCCATTTCACCAAATTAACAATATATTTATCTAAATTTTACAAGGTTTTACAAGAGTTTTTTATTTTTTATGATTCCAAAACGTCAAAACCACACGCTTCCCGATCTCATGGCAGCGGCGCCAATGCGAACTTATGGTCGCGTATTTTGCAGACTTTTGGTTTGTGACTGAACATGCTACCAAATGTGCAAATTTGCATTTCGGTTGTGTTACGATAAAAATGGCGAGGAAATGGGGTAATGAGCGTCGGTCTTTAAGCCGGTTAGGGAATAAAATATATATTGTTGATAAACATATATTTTATGGAACTGGATGAATGGGTGGGCTGCGTATCTCAATCATCTCCCAACCCTCCATCGCGTTGATTATACTCGCCATCATCGTCGGCGCCATATTCATCATCATCGCCTTGTAAACGAAAGTCATCTTCTATTTCAGCCTCGACTAAGGCATCTTGTTGCATATTTTCCTCTTGTTCGGTTGTAAATACGTCGCGCATACGTTGCGTGACTTTGTCATTCTTTTTAAGACGATTTTCTTGTTTTGCAATCATCTCTTCACGCTGGAATTCGGACTCCATTGCCGCGCGCTCTTGCTCATATGTCTCGGCAACATAGAAGCGCAGACCTTTTGTTCCACCAACATTCCAGTCGCCAATACGCAAGTTTTTCATCAGATTTTCAACCTGGCGCTCATCTTTCTGCATATCGCGTAGCTCTCTTGTAATAATATCTTTTTCTTTGTCTTTTGACTGCGTAATATCTTCTTTGATGCTTTTTTTGTTCACATTGATCGCGGCTTTATCACTTATCATCATGTTGATAAACACTCCTAGTAGTTCGGCAACTACCTTTTTCAGCTCAACGTTTTCAGATGCAAACATCGACATTTCTGATACTTGTCCGACGCCATTCTGTTCATCTTGGGCCTCCAAAACAGACATTAAGTCTTGCTCTACATCTTCGGGAATTGGCGCCTCCTCGACAACTATTCGCGGCGATTTTGCAAGTGTGACATATTTCATTAAAACATTTAGCAAATAGTGTGCAAACATATATCGCACTAGCTCGTCATTGAAAATAGAATACTGGCCTCTTACAACTACATTGCCGGATAGTTCCATGAGTCCTTCAGCTTCCTCACTTTGCTGCTGCCGGCGACGTGATGACTCGACTCTGCTCGACTCGAGAATTCCTTGCATAACAAATCCACCTTGCCCTCTTGCACTTCCACGAGTACGCCCTGGTCCACCCCGCCCAATATCACTTTCGGCAAAGTCGAATTCTATATCTTCGCCCTCAATTCCCACATCCACTACATCGATTACTCTTGCATATAATGGCGTATGCGTCGCAAATCGTAACCAATCTTGTGCACTCTTTTTTATATTTTTCATAACATCCGTCAAAATACTATCCTTGTCTTTTAGGAATTTATCAAGGCGTGAATAATACACCTTTATTATATTTTGAATATCGCGAGCATGCATAGGCGAAAGACCCCAGTGTTTTGGAATAGAAATCTTTTTATAGTCAATATTATTTAATATTAAATTCGGATAAACGTCGATCAAGTTACGCATCTGGTTCACTACAAATTGCATACCCTTGTATGTGGCAGTATCGCGTCGTGGACATAAAATACCTTCACCAACACCCATTTTTCTAAAACTTGCAGGGTTTGTTAAAAAGTCGACAAACCGCGCTTGGACGCGATGGTCCATTCGCTTTTGTTCATTTAGAAATTCTATAATAGCGCCGACCATCGCGGAGTTTGTTTCGGACAAATAATTCACCAATTCGCGCAACTCTTGTGTGTCTTCCGTTATCTTAATATTATAGTCATATGTGTCCATAATGGTGAGAATCTTCTGCATAAATACTTCCGGCACATCGCATGTTCCGACTGCTTGAGACTGACACGCCTGTATCAAATCACGCATCTGTTGCGCATACGATATTTCTTTTTTACTGAAATCAAATGGAATAATGTGTTCTCGGTTTACGATATCCAAAAGCGCTTGCAACGATTCTTCGGTATAAACGTATTCACCGCTACTTTTCAGTTTTTCAACTATTTTTTTGATAGGTTCTTCGCTATTGCTTTTGTCATATAATGACGCAGGGGGTTTATCGTGGCACAAATGTTGAACACTTTCAGGGACAGGAATGTCGCTGTTGAATTTGCAATAGGTAATAAACGCCAAATATATCGTATCTTCTTGAAATGTCGTCGGAATTACGGGGTATTTTGTCCGCGTATTTGTAGGATCAAGTAATACGGCTGACTTTTGCATATCAATAATATCACTCATTACATCACGAAGTTGGCGAACTTTCGCCTCATAGTCGTAGATAATAGGTTCACTTTCTGTGAAATATAGAATAGTATTTATGGATCCTCCTGGATTACAACACGCGTTTTC